ACAGATTTTCTTCTTATCCATTTTGTGTTCTCCTTTCATTCACCGCCACTGCGGATATGCAGCTTCCGGCAGCGATCCATGATGTCGTGAGTGCTGCGGTCGCCGTCGCCCAGGTCCACATAGGCGGTATAATAGTTTTCGAGCGTGTCCAGCCCGTAGGGCGGGATCTCGCCCTCCTTGATGTAGTGCAGCCCCAGGTCAATGATCTGCCCCCGCAGCAGACTTTTGACGCCCTCAGTCAGTGCCTTGTCCGCCTTGCGGCTCTTGCCCAGCTGGGCCACGGCCCAGCCCGCAAAGGCAGTGAGCACCGGCAGCAGTACGGTCACAGCGGCTGCCAGCTTATCAGCCAACGTCTGCATCGGCATCACCTCTCCTGCTCGTCCGCCCATACGCTGCGGTATAGGCCCTGCTTGTCCAACCCACGTGCGCGGGCCGTCGCCAGGATCGCGTCGGCGTCGCCCTGGCTCACCGGGCCGATGATGATGCTCTGCGTGATGTGGGTGTCATCGTCCCACTTGCTGGTGTACAGCCCAGCGTCGGTCAGCTTGCGTGCCTCACAGCACAACATGATGGCATCCGCGTCCCCCTGAGTAAGGGTATCCAGATAGATGATTTGGAGCCGTCCGGCAGAGGGCAGGGGCAGCGGGTCCGTATTGCCGTAGGTCCCCGCGGCGTTGGGCACCCCCGCATAGGCCGAGGGGTCAAGCCCCGTGCTGGTGGCCGTGGCGCGCACCTCCAGATGACAGTGCTTGTAAGGTGGCTCGTTCAGTGCCGCGTTGCCGCTGTTGCCCATGATTGCCAGTGCGTCGCCGCTCTGCACGCGCTGGCCCGCCTGCACCAGCAGGCGTTCACAGTGGCAGAAGTAGAGATAATTCACCGCGTCGGGCGTCTGGGCGGCGTCCAGCCGAACGCAGACGTACCAGCCCCATTCCCACGTGCGGTTGCTGTGGTCCGTCACGATGCGCGCCGTGACGACGGTGCCCCGGATGGCCCTCCGGCTGCCGTCCGCCGCCGTGTAATACGGCATGCGAATAGTGGCGTCGTCCGCACCTACAAGGTCGATGCCGCCGTGCCACACGCTGCCGCCGCCCCGCGTCCAACCGAAGCAGCCGTAGGCGTAGGGAACCAGCACACGGCCATTAAAAAATCCTGTTTGCGTCATTTTTTGTATCCTTTCTGCGGACTTAGGCTGTCCGCTCCCACATGTAATAAGATTTGTAGGGCGGCATGTTGTTGTGTGGTTTACCCTCACCGGCATAATCAATGCCGCTGCCGCCAACGTAGTCAATACCTCCACCAGAGACAATGTCCCAGCTATCACCCTTAAATCCGCCAAGGCCAGTATAATTACCCGTTCCCCAGCCGTTATTCCTTAGTGCCCAGCCTACCCAGTTATGTACATGGCGGGCACCTTCCGGACCAGTCAATGCGTGCGCTTCTTCGCCGCCTGTGCTGCCGATGGCGTACTTATCGCCTGCCGCCAACAAGAAGCAGTCTTTGATTTGCTGCCAGGTCGTTCCCGGCCATCTCTTAGCCGGCGGTGTGGGGCTGGATGTAGTCAGCACGTCACCCACCGCGTAAGGGCAGCGCGCAGCGTCGGGGTTGCTTGTAATCATGCAGCGCACCCCCTCTCGGGGCTCAAGCCGTCCGACGCCAGATATGCACCGAACGGTAAGGGGGCAGGTTGTTGTGCGGCTGACCGCCGCCCGCTGGACGGGTCGTAAGGTTCGTGTTGTCGTACTCGTCGTAGGGAGTAGTTGGTGCATATTGCGCTGATGAGCCGCTTGCGATTTGGTACGCCCATCCGTGGAGCTGGTGAGAGTGTGTAGGTATCTCTGGCTCTGTCAGCGTATGCTGTGCCTCGCCGCCCTCGCTGCCCACGGGGTAGGTGTCGCTGGCCCCCATCAGCATCCGGCCCTGTAGGCGTTCCCAGCTTGTGCCGGGCCAGCTCGCAGCAGGATGCGTGGGGTTCTCGGTGCATAGGTAGTCGCCGATCCTGTACGGGCATAGAGCCGCCATGTTTTGCACGATCATGTTCCACACCGCCTTTCGGCAATGTGTACAATCCGGGGGTTAGGGAGCCCCCCCCCGGTATAATTACGGTGATTCGTCATAATTCACAACCTTTCATTTCGTCCTTTGCCAAATATATACGGTAGTGTATGGAGGCATATTGGTATGCGCCTGCCCCCCGCCAAAGGCCATATCTACATAAGCATAGGCTCTACCGCTTGGCCACGGTTCGGTATCTTGAGATCCAGGGCCGTTTTCCATCTCTTGCCTAGCAGTAAATACCCCGCCCGTGCTTCGGAATACGCCCATGCCATTTTTTTCTGGCCACACGGCTCCATTCCCGGCATAGATTGATCCGCTGATTTCCGGCAACTCATCCTGCGTCAGCGTGTGCGTTTCGCTGCCGCCGGTGCTGCTGATGGCGTGCTTGTCCCCGGCCCCCAGCAAAAAGCGATCCTTGATCTGTGTCCACTCAGTGCCCGGCCAACGCGCGGCGGGGTCTTTTGCGCTGGCAGTGGTGAGGATGTCACCCACGTCGTAGGGGCAGGCGGCCGCGCTTGAGTTTTCGCACATCATACAGCCCACCCCCTCCCGGCCATCAGCCCGTGCGGCGCCAGATGTAAGCGCTGTAGTACCTGTTGGTAATGTCCATGGGCTGACTTTCTCCGCTCTCCGTCATCGCCGCGCCGAAATTCCTCCAAGTAGTGCTCCACCCTGGTGCCAGTACAGACTTTCCCTCACTTTGCGACGATCCGCCATCTTCCGTATACTGGTCGTGGTAGTGCTTTGCCATTTCGGCTTGGGTCTGCGTGTGAGTCCAACTGCCACCCGTGCTCCCCGCCGGATGCTGCACATCAGCGCCGCGTACAAAGCAGTCCTGTATGGCTTCCCACGTGCCGAATCCGTAGTAAGCCGCGACCTTTTCCGGCGTGGACAGGTCAGCTTTGCCGCCGTCCACCGGGCTCCACTCCACGATGGAGCCTACCGGCAGCATGCGCTCCAGCACTTGCGTGATCTCATTTGGCGTTTGCACCGGGTCTCACCTCCACTATTCTTATCTGACACTCGGCCACGGGATCAGCCGTAGCCCATAGCGACACGCTGCCGTCCTGCGTGTCGATTAGGGCAATCCCACAATAGGCGGTGTAGTCGCCGCCCTCATAGCTCATTGACACCGACGTGGGGCTGGCCGTGGCCTGCTCGGCCGTGACCGTACACGTGCGCGTGTACGTCGTATCTCCCCACGTCAGGCTTCCGTCCGTCCATCCGGTGGTCGGCACGTCGATGATATAGGGCACCACAACCGTTTGCGCGCTTTCAGCTGCTTCGGCGGCCTTCCGTGCACTCTCAGCGGCATCTGCCGCAGACCCAGCCGCTGCCGTGGCTTGATCGCCAGCCTGTTCGGCTGCTTTCTGAGCATCCTGCGCGGCCTGCGGGGCTTGCTGAATCACATCGAGGTTGTTCTCGATGGCCTGGATTGCGGACTGGTTCTGCTCCACGATCTGGCCGTACTGCTCGGCGGTCTGCGCAGCGGCTTCGGTGCGTTCGACAGCGTCCTGCACCTGCCCAATGTTCCGCAGGGCCTCGTCCAGCTCAGGGCCTGTTAGGCTGCTTCTGTACTTTGGGATTTCTTCAGCCATCGGACACCTCCTTTTCTGCGGCTGCTGCCAGTTCGCGCTCCTTGTCTTCCACCGCGTGCACGATGTTGAGCAGCACCAGCCGCACCACGACAGGATGCAGACCACTTGCGTTGACCGCATCCAAGACTTTTCCCTCCAGCATTTTTACCGCTGCTCCTGCGTCCATAGTAACCTCCTTAGATCAGATTTCCCGGCCGTTGACGGCCAGGGAAGCGCACTCGATACGGCCCGGAATCTCGAATTTATCGGCGTTGCAATGGATAAGCCCGTCCTGGCGAATCGCGATGCCCACAAAGGTGTTGGTCTTGCCGCCATTGGTAAACTCAAAGTTCGGCGTACCGCTTGAGAACCATCCGAGGAAAGTGTCGCGGCTGTTATCTCCGATGTAGGTCTTGCCGTACTGGCTGTAGAGCACTCCCGTCAAATAGTTCTGATAGTACCACCGAATACCGCTATCATTGATTTCCACGCGAGTGCTTCCGTCACGCCCGGTTCTCAGCGTTCCGGCGTCCAGGTCATACCGAGTATTGCCACCGACGCTGCCAAGCGCGCCTGTTGTAACATTGTCACCGTTGATGGTGGTTTTGCCCGTCGAGGACAAGTCCGAAAATGTAACAAATCCAGTAAAAGTAATATTCGCGCTGGACAGCGTTACGTCGCCCGCCTTGATCGTCAGCGTGCTGGTGGTCCCCGCAGTGCTCGCGCTCAGTGATATGCTTTTCAGGCTCTGGTCGATAAGGGTCTGCGCTTCCTCGCCGTCGAGCTTGCCGCTGACTTCGGTGCGCAGCCCGTCCACGGTGAGTTCCAGCGACGCCAGCCCTCCGGCCAGATCGGCGGCTGTAATTTTTAGCCCGTCCACGCTGGTCTGGATTTCCAGCACCTTGCCCTGCAAGTTCTGCCATTTCTGGTTATTGACAGCCGAGGTCCCGTCCCTCCGGGCGTTGCCGGTGCTCTCCAGCGTGACTTTCTGCCCGCTGATAGTCCGCTGCATGATATATGCCTGCATCGTGCGCCCGTAGGCGTCGGTGACGGTGATGATCTCACCCGGCGCGGGCGCGTCGGCGGCCAGCGGGATGGACACCTGCAGCGGCGTGTAGGTCACGCCCCGCATCGTATCGTAGATGGCCTGCGCCACCGGGCGCAGCGCGTCGGCGGTCTGGGTGGTCAGCAGCAGGTTGCCCTGGATGACCAGCGCGTTGGTGCCGGTTTCGTCGGGAGGGTAGATCACCCCGACGTCGTCGTCGGTCTGCTTGATCTGCACCTTGTCGATGGGGGCGGTAGTGTAATCCTCATAAGACAGCGTGCCGGAAAAATAGCCCACCTGCGGCTGGTCAAAGGTCCAAATCTCGCCGTCCGCCGTTTCCAGCAGCTGACCGGACAGGTCCAGCGCCGTCCACTCGCTGCCCGCCTCCGGACCGATGCCGGACTGAGCGCGGCCGATGTACCACGCAAATTCCAGCTGCCCCGCCGGGGTGGCCCGTAAAAAGGTGCAGGACGCTTCGGCCACCCAGGCCAGCAGTTGGCGGCCGGTCAGGTCATCCGCGTAAAAGGCTTGCACCTGGTAGTCCCCGCTGCGCGGCAGTTCGCTGTTGGCGATCTCTATACCGCATCGGGCGGCTACCGCTTGGGCGAACGCCCACAGCGTCATGGGGAAATCGCCCTGGATGGACCGCAGCCATGTGGACTGTATCCCGTCCAGCTTCGACACCACATCATAAGCGTATATCTTATACGTGTTCCGTGTCTGCCGCGTCGGCTTCACGGCCCAGAACGTGCCCACCAGCGTGCGGGCGCCGGAGGCGTCCTCTTGGTAGTACCGCAGGCGGGTGCCGGAGGTGATGACCAGCGAGCCGCCCGGCTCCACCCAGATGGTGATTTCCAGCTTGTTCGCACAGGCCGCGCCGGGCACCAGGTCCGTCGTACTGGAGACCATGGCAGTATAGGACAGGCTCAGGATGGCATTTTTCCCGACCTTTCCTGCGACGATCTCACTGCCATCGTCCAGCAGCAGCACATTTTTGAGCATCGTCAGCACTCCTTGATCTCAAGGGAAAAATCCCGCCACACGCCGCGCTTGAGCCGCAGCAGGGCGGCGCCGTAGTTGGCGCAGTAGCAGGTTCGGGTGGTCGTGTCGGTCACGTCGGTGCCGTCTCCCGACACCGGGCAGGTGAATTGGAAGGTAGTCTTACCCGCCAGCAGGCTCACCAGGTAGGCGCAGTCCGCGTTGGTCAGGTAGGCGTATTCCAGCGAGGCGGTCAGCACGCCGTAGCGCAGCACCTCCCGGTGGTAGACGCCCATTTCATCGGCGCCGCTGTCGCTGCTCTCTACATCCTCAAAACTGATGCTGGGGGAGCCCGTGGGCACCGGCAGGGGATGGCCGTCGATCTGCAACAGGTCGGTTCTGTTCAAATTCTTCATGCCATCCCTCCTGTCATGATTGCACGGTCCTGGCGGTATCGGTCATTGGCACGGCCGATGACCTCATCGCCGATGATGATTGGACCTCCGTTTTCCCGGATGGCTTGAATAATAAGCGTCACAAGGGCGCGTAGTTCGTCCAACGTAATGGGCTGCCCGCTGCTCCCCTGGGGCATGGGGCGGGGCTGTCGGCGGGCCGGGTCATCCTGCTGCAGAGCATGTACAGCCTGGCCGCCTGCATCCAGCGGCAGGGTCTGCCGCATGGAACCGCCCACAAGGTCCATGGCGTCGGTGATGCGGTAGAGGTTGGCCCGGATGGACTGTGCCATGCCCGTGAGCATGTCAGGCATCCAGGTCTCATAGTTGCGCAGGGGGCCGACGTCGGGCCGGCTGAAATGCAGGTAGGACGCGATTGCCGACCCCACATCCTTGACGGCATTGACGATCCCACCGACAGAGCCGACGATACCGTCAATAAAGCCGGAGATCATATCCTTGCCCCATTGGAGCGCCTGCTTCGGCAGGCTCTTGAGATAGTCGATCGCCCCGGAGAGTGTGCTTTCCATGAATCCTTTCAGCCCGCTGGCCATGGACGTTAAACCATTTCCCAGTGTCTTGATGACTGTGGCACCGAGGTTCAGCCAGTTGAAGGCCGTGATGGTGTCAACGATGGCCCCGATGATCTGGGGAATGTTGGCAATGATCGTGGGGATCGCGTTGATGAGCCCCTTCACCAGCGTGACGATGATCTGGACACCCGCGGCAAGGATCTTCGGCGCGTTGTCGTTGATAAGCCCCGCGATGTTGGAGATGATCGTCGGGACGTACTCGATCAGCGTGGGCAGGCCGTTGGCGATACCCTGCACAAAGTTGAGCAGCAGGTCGATACCTGCATCCACAATATTGCTGAAATTGGCGCGCAGATTCTCTGTGAATTGCAACAGCATCGGCAGCGCCTGGGCCAGAAAATTGGGGATTCCCTGTGCCAGTCCGGCACTGAGGCTCTGCAGCATCTGCGCGCCGGTGGTCATCATCTGGGGAACAAGAGTAGATAGTCCCGATGCCAACTGCGGCCCCAGCGTCGAGATGAAAGTCACCAGCGCGCCTGGCAATGCCGAAAGGATGTTGTAGAGGGCAGGGATCAGGTTACCCGACAAGAAAGTGGACAACGTAGAGGACAGCGCATTGAGCGCCGGTCCCAAATCCTGGCCGAGGGCAAGACCTGCCAGCACGTTGCTGAGGGCCGCCTTGACAGACGCGAACGAACCCGTCAGCGTCGTGGCTGCCTCTGCGGCGGTGGTGCCGGAGATTTTCAATTTGTCCTGAATTACCTGGATGGCGTCGATGATGGAACTAAACGGTACGTCCTTGACCGTTTCAGCGGTTACCTCGATGGAATCACCCAGCACGCCGGAATCGTTGATTAGACGCGCCATTTCGGCCTGTGTGCCGCCGTACCCCAATTTGAGGTTGTCCAGCATCGTGTAGTTGTCCTTCGCAAAGCCCTGATAGGCGTACTGGATCGACTCCATGCTGGTGCCCATCTTGTTGGCGTTATCCGCCATTTGTACGATGGCCTTGTCGGCGTAGCTGGCCGCAGCCTCGGTATCATTCCCAAGACCATCCAGCAGGGTGGCCGAAAAGCTGGTCACCTGCTCCATGTAGCTGTTGGCCGACACGCCCGCCGTGCGGTAGGCTTCATTTGCCGCCGCGATGACGCGGGACGCACTGTCTCCAAAAAGTGTTTCCACGCCGCCGATGGACTGTTCCAGCGCGCCGCCCTCGGTCAGTGCGCCGCCGATGATCGCGCCCAGGCCAGCGACACCGGCCACAACCGCCCCTTTGATACCCGTGGAGAGCATGCCGCCCAACTGGCTGCCTGCGCTGCTGGCCTCCCCGCCCAGGGCGGAAGTGATAGAGCCCTTGATGCCCTCGGCAGAGGGCACGATCTGCACATAGGCGCGGGCCACGGTGTTGTTATTGGGCATCAGGTACTCACCCCTTCCAAAATCGCCCGCCGGGCGGCTTCAAAGTCGTCGCCGGAGGCGTAGGCTTCCGTGCCTGCGTTGGTTTCGGTATCCTCTCCCGTCAAGATCGCCACCAGGCTGCGCGGCCGGTTTGTTCCAGACTTGGCGTCCTTGGTGTTGGCATAGACCAGCACAGACAGCCGGTCCACCATGGCCGCCAGCAGCAGCGTGTGCAGCGGAACCTTTTCCCCGTTGAGCCGTTGCTGTACCCGCGATCCTTCCCCCAATCCCGAAAAAAGCGTCACCAGTAGGGACACTGGCAACGCTGTGTAGTCAAGGATGTGGTACGTCTCGGCAAAGTCGCAGATGAGTTCTGGCTCATACTGGGCAATCACACGGGAGAGGCGGATCAGTTTTTTCCCTGGTTAAAGGCTGCCAGGATCTCGCCCAGTTCCTTGTCCACGGCTTCGGGCGGCTGGCGGCCGTCCTCGGTGGCCACATGATCCAGCAGTTTCTGGTACTTATCGGCGCCCAGGATCAGGGTGCCCAGGTTGTCCAGGGCCGTGAGTTGGGCAAACGGGTCTGTCTCATCGGGCGCTTTCATTGTTGCGGCCAGGGCGCGCAGGATGCGCATATCCTGGAGTTTGTTTTCCGGCAGCGCAAAGGCAAAGCCGGTGGATGTTTTTCCGGTAATCATGCGTCAGTGTCCTCCTTTTCGTCGTCGGGTTCCGCCTCGGCGGCGGGTGCAGTAGTCTTCGCCAGCGCCGCAGCCGCCGCGCTCTTGATGTATTCGTAGTGGGTATTCCCTTGGTCGTCCGGCGTTGCCAGCAGGGTGGTCTGGTAGCCGATGGCCGAAGTGGCCGCGTAGGTCACTTCGCCCACCTCCGACACGCCCGCGCTGGGCAGTACCACGCGCTTGAGCGCGCCGCCCTTGAGGATCATGTCAATGACCAGGGAGACATCCGGCTGCTCGTTGCTGTTGGCCTTGACGGTGATGCCTTCCTCCAGCGTACCGCTGACATTGTCCGGGCCGTAAACGAGCTTGAGCGCAGCGAGATTCAGCGCCTCGATCATGGTAAACTGCCAGGTGTCGTCCTTGCCGTTGTCGATCTTGCCCACTGACGCACCGCCCCATTCCTTGATGGTGTCGGTGTCGGGGGAGTTGGTGTTGACCACGCCGTCCTCGCTGATATAGCCCACATTTTCAAAGGCTACGTCCAGCGCGGTGGTGGCGTCCGTGGGCAGTTCGGTGCCCAGCGGCGCCACAAAGATTGCGCCGCCCACCTTGGGCTTGGCGACGCTGACGTTTTGCGCGTTATTGGGAGTAGATGACATTTTTACACCTCATCGTTGTAGTAGGTCACATTGTAAATAGACTGATACCGGGGGACCTTATACTCGGTATCATCGTCGGAAAAATCGGTGTAAAACGCCACATTGCAGATGGCGTCCTGCCCGGCCATGGCCTGCATGGCTTGTTTGATTCGCTCGTTGAGCTGTGCGGCCTCATATTCGGAGGGCGCGTAGGCATAAATCGAGAGTGTATCCGTCGGGATCATGTTGCTGGTCTCGGCGTCGGTCTTTTTGATGGCAAAGCAGGTCGGCGGCAGCGGGGAGGGCCGACCGATAGCGCCGGGCACCCCGTCCAGCTGGGTGGAGAGATAGTGCAGTGTGTAGTCCTCGATCAATGCCCTTTCACCGCCTTCCAAATCGTGTTGTTTTGGCGTGCATCCCGCCGGGCCTGGGCACTGCTGGCCCAGATCATAGCGTTAGATCGGGTTTTGCCGGTGTAGGTATCGGTTTTGTACCCATCGCCCAGCTTCGCCAGCGTCTTGTTGGCATGATCGGCGCATACCTGCCGCATGTCCTCACCCTTCAGCAGATCCCGAACACCCCGCTTATTGAGCACTACCCGGACTTTCTTTGTCATAGCGTTCCACCCTCACTTTTTTATTCCAATCGAGGGGGACCATTGTCTCAATCCATTCCTCGGCTGGCGTATAGACCCGCCAACTCTGGCCGAAAAATTCCACCCGGCAGCCGGTCCAGTTGTGTGCGTCCCCTTTGGGGATGCACAGTTCATAGGCAGCCCGGTGGCCGTAAAGCTGCAGGTCATTGACGATGGCCTCGGCGGACACCGGCTGCACCAGCACATTGTCTACGGTCTCAGATGTCTCGGTATAGACAGGAGCGTTAAATTTATCAACACCCGTCTGCACCCGGCTGTGCAGCACCACCGGGATTCCGTGAAGAAAGATTGCCATAGAAGTCGATCACCCCGAACTGCTGGCGGCGCAGCCCCAGGCGCGCCAGTTCCGATTTTTTGATAAACAGGCCCCCGCCGGGAACCAGAAAGGTGCCGGAGGCACTGTAGCCTCCGGCGCTTTCACTCATTTGGGTCATGGGTTCGCCCGTGGTGGAAGTCATCAACGTGCGCCCCACCACGTCCACGGTGACGCTCTTGGCTACCGCCGCCAGGTCTTGATCGGCCTGCACCATGGCGTCCAAATCCTTGCCCACCGTCTTGGCATAGGTGCGCAGGTCCGCGCACACGATGGGGATCAACGCTTTGGCGCGCTCGGTTTCCTCCGGGGTCAGTTTGCGGAACAGGATCGTCACGTCATCAATGGTCGCGTACTCCATTTCACTTCTTCTTTCTGCTTGTGCCGCCGGACCGCTTCGCAGGGGTCTTGCCGGCGGTCCGCGTGGTTTTGGAGGTGGTTTTTGCAGCAGGCGGCGCGGCAGTTTTCCCCTGGGGCTTACCCGCGAGCGGGGCGGCCTTTTCCGGCGTTCCCCCGGCAGCCGAAAACGCGGCAGGTTCAAAGGTCGCCCTGGCAAAGTTAAAGGTGACGACGCTGCTTTCGTCCACGACCACCTCAAACGTATCTCCCGCCGTTACACGGAACACGATCTCCGGGTCAAACGGGATGCCCTGCTTGGTGGGCATCCCATTTTTCTTAAAGGTCATCGTTTCGCCGCTGACGCTGCTGCCCAGCTTGAACGGGAAGTAGTAGCCGCTCTGTTCAGCCACGTTGCTGCTGAATCCCGTGTACCCGGTGACGTGATGGAAGGTGCCCCGCACCGTGCCGTCCTCCAGCACCTGCAGGTCCTTCACCAGATCACCGGCGCTTTTCCCAAGTAAGTCCTGACCAGCCGGGAACAGCTCTACCAGGTCAGGACTTATCATTCCCCCGATACGACACGGGCAAAGGCATTCGGGTCCAGGATTGCCCACCCGATATAGGCTTCGGCACGGATGACCACCTCGTTGGTGCGCTTCAGGTCGCCCTGGCCGTCGGGGTCGCCGTACTGGATGACTTCCATCTTGACATCATCCGCATACCCCCACTTGAAAGCGGTGGCAAAGTCGCCCACATAGGCCAGCGCTTTGTCGTTGCCCTTGCTGACGGTGGTGTTCACGTCACAGACGGTGCCGCCCAGGTTGCCGGGGTTGGCGCCCAACTTGAACTCAGGGTACTGGCTGACGCCGTTTTCCTTGTAGCTGCCCAGGTAGGCGCCGAAAGTCTTGCTCAGAGCATAGCCGGTGGGCTGGTAATCGCCCATTGCCGCCACCGCATCGTTGAGCGCATTTTCGGGATTGTCGGCGTAGGTGATTGCCTTGACAGTATCCAGATGGTTCTGGCCGATCTTATCCGACGCGGTCAGGGTGGCGGGGTTCACGCCGTGGAAGGCCATAATATCCAGGCCGGCGGCGATCTTCTTGGCAAACCCATCGTTGAAAGCATCCAGGATATTCAGCGCCTTTTCTTCCGAGCAGCGCATGAACTCATCGCTGACGCGGTGCTGGTACAGCACCTTCAGCGGCCGCATCTGCACCGGGGCAATGGTGGCGCTGCCTGCGGGCTTCTGTTCACCTTCGCCCACGATGCTCACCTCACCGTCCAGACTGAAGGTGAAAATATCGGTGCCGCTGAAGGGCACGGGGGTCTGCTTGGACAGCCGCACCAGGCTGGAATGGTCTTTGACTTTGGAAAACATTTCTTTGGTGGTTTCGGGGGAAAATTTGGTCCCCGCACTGGTCTTGTTTGCCATAAATTTACTCTCCTCTCAAATCCTGCAGCATGCTGCGCAATTCACTGTTTTTGCCGCTGCCGCCCTCGGTATCTTTCATCGGGGACGCCTGGCGGCGCTGGGATTGGCCGCCGCCCAGCAGCTTGGCGAGGGATTCGGCGTCCTTGCGGATACTGTCCTCATCCTCGCCGGTCAGGCGGTCGGCCATTTCGTAAGGCAGGCCGGTTTCATGGGCGATGCGCGTTTTTACCGAGGCGGTCTCGTAGCCCTTGACTTTGGCCTGCAGGTCTGCCAGGGTCTTATCATACCCGGCATACTTTTCAGCGGCGTCTTTGGCCTCCTGGGTCAGTTGGCCGATCTGCTTTTCGTATTTGGCCACCTTTCCCTTCAGGTCATCGTAATCGCTGTACTTTTTGGCGACGGTCTCGCGCTCGCGTTTGAGGCGTTCGCCAATCGCGGCATCAAACTGTTCCTGCGTCGTAATAGGGGTAAAATCTGCCATTGTTATCTTCCTTTCTCCCACATTTTGCCCGGTGGTATCGGGAATACAAAAAGGCCCCGCCGGGGCCTTTCAGTAACTGATTTTCTGGCGGCGTTTGGGTTTGGCCGCCGCACACTGCCAATATGCCAGAATCATGCTGTCCAGCAGCTCGATTGCCACGCCGTCCTTGATGGCACGGTATCCAAACCCGCCGTTGGAGCCGATTGCCCGCTTTTCGCAGTTGGACACCGCCTGCACCACGCTGGGCTGTCCCATGTGGCAGATCGTCTTTTCTGCCAGCGCCTGCGCAAAAGCGGCATTGGCGGTCACGATCTGCGCCACCTTGGGCAGCACCGGGGCTTTTAGGTGTGCGTCTTTCATGTCCTCTGCAAGCAGGTCCTGGTTTCCAGCGCCGTCCACTGCCACGCCACCCAGGTCCGCCGCGCGCAGGAAGTCCAGCAGCCAGGCCCGCCCGGACCGTACCGGGCGGCAGTCTATGGCTTCCAGCAGCACGCGGCCGTCGGTGGTCTTGACGGCGATGGACATCGCCACATTTTGGCCGTCATGGCCGAACTTGATCCCTGCATACAGTTTCCCGCGCAGTTTCGGCAGGGTATCGCATTTGAGGGCCTGCCATTCCACTTCGCTGATCTCGCTTTTGAGGTTGTAACGCAGCCAGAGGCCGAGGCGCTGGATGTTGAAGTCCACGGGATCAGAACCGATCTCATCCGCGATCTTTCGCTCGGTCAGGATCGTTCCCAGGCTGGGGTTTGTTTCATACCAGGCTTCTACATCGTGCGGGTCTGTCTGTTTTTCCACGCTCCACTCGGCCCAGCCGGTGTTTTGGGTCTTTCCCTGCAGGGCGGCATTCCGCATTTTCAAAAATACCGTGCCGGAACTGACCGGCGTGGGCGGTGTGCCGCAGAAAATGGTCTGCGGGTTCTGACTGTCCGAGACCACATATTTGAGGGCGCTCTCCTGGTCGTCTGTGTATTCCTGGGCTTCGTCTATGACCAGCAGGTCAAAACCTTCGCCCAGGCCGCCCTTGGAAGAGCGCGTGCGGAACTCCACCCGCCCGCCGTTGTCCAGGCGTATGTTTTCCTGCCCCTTCGCGCGGATGGAATCATAGTGGATATGCTTTGCATCCAGCAGTTTGCACAGCCGCTCCCATGCGGCATGACTGGTGGTGGTGCGGTGGGCGCTGTGCATAACGGTCTGCCCGTGTTCCAACGCCCACATTTCCCGCATGACTACCACTTCGTTTTTGCCGTTCCGCCGGGAAACGCTGTATCCGTATTTTGTGTGTACCCACAGCCCATCTTCGTCCACGGCCATCATGTCACAGAGCAGCAGTTCCTGCCACTCCTGTGCTGTGCGGCCGGTGGCGTTATACAGTTCGACGGCTTCGGGGCCGTAGGTTTCGGTATAGGGCAGCACCACCGACGCGGTGGGCGTCTGGCGTCCCAGCCGCACCGGGGCGGCGGTCTTTTTGGGCTTTTGTTTCGTGGCGGTTTTTGGGGCTGCCTTCCCGCCGGGGCGAGCCGCGCTTTTCTTGCCGGTCACTGCCGTGGATGCACCTTCTTTCCGTCAGCATCGGGACAGGCCCAAGGCCATCACCTCCAAATGGGTACAAAAAAGCGCCTTTGCATCCAAGTGCAAAAGCGCAGCAAAAAAGCACGGTGCGCCTGCATCGTGCTTTTCCCATGATTGTTCCCGGTCATTCCACCGGCTGCCCGGCCGCGAATGCCCGCTTTGCTTCATCCAGCGTCATCTTGTTTGCGCCGCGCGCGGTGGAAGGATGGCTTGTCTGGACCGGGTCATTCTCCCACCCGCATACGGGGCAGATTTCATACTCCCCGACAGATGCTTTCCCGCAGCAGGGGCACTTAATTTCGCTCGATCTCATATTGCCAATACACCTCCTTGTCCGCAGGCTTGAAAAATGTGCGGATCGTTCCGTCCTCGTTGATTACCAGGAAATCATTTGTGGAAAACCGGTACTTTGCAATGCTGTTGTCACTCCGTATCAGTTGCACCACATCGTCCGAGAGTGGTTCCTCTGCCAGCTTCGTGGCCTGCCGCAGATACTCCGGGATGGAGATCGTGCCATACTCTGCCTGGTGCTTTTGGAAATGGCGCTGCAGCAGTTCTTCGCTTTGGAACTGACGGCTTGTTTCCAGGCCGACAGTTCTTCTTTCCTGTATTGTAGCAGATTCCTCGCCGCCTGTCCACGCCTTCGTCCACACGTTTTGCCGCCGCCCGCTGCCGGGGTCGTATTCTACCGTGCAGCGGCAGCGTTGGTGTCTGCGGTACACGTCCCGCGGCACATTCGGGTATGTATAAGTTCCGGCCAGGTTGCTGCACCAACGGCAGCAATGGGCTTCAGCGCGGCGGATCACCCGCGGATGCAGGCCGGACTTTCCCTGGAACTCCACATTGCGGCGCAGGCTATCATCCACCACGCTGCGGCTGAACGTCCTGATCGGCTCATTCAGCACCCATGCAACATCATCATACTGCATAGCGGCGCTGATACGGTTTAGGATTCCGTCCACCCGGTCCTGATCCAGCGGCACAGCCTGCGGCCGGATACCGATTCCCGCCGCTTCGTTCAGCGCCTGCTGTACGGTCTGGGCGGCGTCTGCCACCAGCGCGTGATCTTCTTCCAGCAGGGGACGCACCACCCGGTCTGCAATGTTCCAGTACATCCGCCCATCCGGCAACACTGCGCCGGAAAGATTCCTGCCAAACGCATCGGCCAGCGCCGCGCCCACTTCCTCGGCGTAGTCGCCGGCATCCACATATGTACCCTTCCCACCGCGGATCAGTTCCAGCAGCCGGGCGGCGCGGGCGCGTCCGCCCAGGTTCTCGGCAAAATCCCGCCGGATCGCATCCAGCAGGGCAGGGGCCACATCATCCGCCATTGCCTGCACCTCCCGCCGGGACCGTTCCGGCCGATTCCACGCCGGTCATGTCCCGCAGATTTTCCGGCCCAAAGTACCCGGGGACGGCCTGGTTGATCTTGTTCACGCCGTCGCCGATGCTTGACAGCATGGCGGCATCCGGCTCAAACACCGGTTCCCATACAGGTTTTGTCAAATAGATTTGCCGCCGCTGATAGGGATAGTTATCCCGCACACAGGCAGCCAAATACCCGGCGTTTATAAAGCCGCTCCCAAATGTGGCCTGCGCCCGCCGGGCGGCGAGGCGCAGGTTTTCGTGGCTGGCCTTGATGGCCTCGGCGCTGCTGGGGTTGTCGGTAACAAATCCGAGGTCGTCCAGCGTCAGTCCCGTTTCGCCGGAAAACAGCGCCGCGAAGGTGCGTAGCTGCTCGGTGAAAGGGCTCATGCTGGCCTGGGTGAATTGCCCCACCTTGGGACTGTCGCCATCTTCGTCTTTCGTGAACTGCAGCATGCTGGAAATGGTGGCGCGCCAGCGGTCCATGGGTTCTGCGTCCGGGTCGGTCCCCAGCACATACTTTTGCGGGAAGCTGTAGAACTCGGCGCTGATCTCACTGCGCTTGAGCGTGCGCAGCGCCCCCTGCATGATCTGCATACAAGCGCGGCTGATCCGGCTGTGGCCGAAGGGGCGCCGGGCGTCCGGCCGGTGCAGGATCGGGACCAGCAGGGGATAGGGGGCCGGGTTTTCTTCCATCACCGGCTGTTCGCCCCTAGTGTAGTACCAGGTTTTCCCCCGCTGGAAATATGCTTCCCGCACAGGCGTACCGTAGTCATTGCGCTGCAGAACGGCGTATCCTTCGGTCAGCAAGCCGGTGGTATCGTCCACTATTCCGGTAGCGTTCCCGCCGTCGATGACCTGCATCCGGGGGAATCCATCTTCATCCCGTCCGATATAGACGAAAGAACAGGAGGCGATCAGTGCGGAAAGGATCGCAGAAGAAAACAGCACGTCCGGGTTATTCATCTGGTAGATGGTGTTTAGGTCGAAGTTATCTTCCCGGAAAGTTCTGAATACCAGCCGGTCGGCCAGGCTGTCCACGGCTTTCCCGCACCATCCCAGGCACTCGGAAAAGTATTTGAACTCCGGCGGCGTGACCAGTCCAAAATCCTGCACGGCATTTTTCATTTCGTAGTATCTGTATCGCAAATTTACCCGCGTACGCTTGCATTCCAGCTTGCGGCGCAGGTATGCCATGCCACGATATTCGGCCATCTTCGGCCCTCCTTTTGTTCTTTGCGCGTGAAAATATTCCCAGTGACGGCGTTGAAGTCCGAAACCCGCCGGGGGAGGGGGATATACCCCTATTGGGAGCGATACACAGCCCAGTCACAGCTTTGCGGCAATATGCGGTTTGAAATTGTATCCAGAACGCCCTTCTCTGTTTTGGTTTTCTGCAGCTTATCCGACTTCTGTCGGTTACAGCACCAGTGCGCTAACTGCAAATTGTCGATGTCGCTCGGATGCCCGCCTTTTGCCACGGGAATGATATGGTCAATACAGGGAGACATAGGGTGCGGATATTTAAGCGAGAAGTCCACAGGCTTCCCGCAGATGCCGCACACCGTTTGCGTGGCATAGATGCGCTTTTTGTTGCGCTCAAAGGCCAGCCGGTGGGTTCCATCGTGATCCGGCCGGTTCCGTTTCGTCGCTGCCATAGTCCCCCCTGTATGTTTTTCAACGATCCGCCCGGCAGTGCAGGGCCACAAGCTCTGCTGTCAAATATGGTTGATCCCTGTCCCGCCTGCCGGGCGGTGCTCGCAATACGCCGGCCCCGCCTCTTTCGGCTGGGGCGGGGCATGATAATGCCCCCGGCGAGTGCCGAGGGCGTCGGTGCCGTACGCGGGTCTTGCTCCCACGTCCTGCTTCTGGCAGAGCGCCTTTCCGCCTGCGGACAGTTGGCGGTGGCTGTACGGCTTATAGGGCCGGCATCGCAGCCGGCGGGTGGCGCCCATATACGGGACGACGCAAAGCGCTGGGTCCATGTCCCTGGAGTTTATCACGCATCAAATCCGCAGGAGGTTATCTTGCGTTCTTTGATGTTACTATTTTACCGCAGCCAAAGGTACACTGGCGGACACTATTTTGAGGTTTTCTATGGCTTTTCTTTGGATTTCTTTGACCCAGCTCTCGGATATATACAGCCGGTTGGCTGTCTTCCAGACCGGCAGCCCGTCAATATACCGGGCCTGCAGCACCTCCTGCTGCAAGGGATCGGGCAGCGCGGCGATGGCCGTCTCGATGTCCCGCCGGGTCCGTTCGGATTCTTCCACCTGGTCCCGCAGGGTCTGCTGGTATCGGTCCAGCAGTTCGACACCCCGCTCGATGGCATTTCCGTCCCCGCCGCCCCCACCCGCTACGGGACGCAGTGCCTGTGATGTGGATTCCATCCGGGCGCGTACGGCACTGATCTGGTCCCGCAGGCGATCTTCAACGCGCATCGCTTCACGATACCGCCGCAACCAGCGGATTTTTTCGCTATAGGTCTCCATCGTCTTCACCTCCGTGGGCATGTTCCATCGGGATCGGGGCGTCGGCACGGGGATTCGGTTTGCGCTGTTCTTCCCGGCGGTCGTCGTTGCGCCCGGCCGCATAGGCCAGGACGACGGTGGCAATGACCGCAGCGTAAGCGATGACCCCCAGAAAAATGTCAAACATCCCCATCACACTCCCCCTTTGGGTCCAGTAACTGGCAGACCTTCTTCAGTACCGCACAGCGGGGCAGGCTCTGGCCGTCGCTGGAGCCGCCCGGCATGCCCGTGAGGGCGGGCGTAACTTTGCAAGCGCGGGTCTGTAGCTGCTCCAGTTCCTCGGCCAGTTCGCGCTCCCGGCGCAGGCTGTCCTGGTAGCGGCGCAGCCAGCGGACTTTTTCTTCATAGGTCATATATTCAAGAGCCCCCGTATTTTTTTCTGCGGCAGGTATGCCCGCGATAGGTCGTCCAGAATCCTTGGTTTGTTCGCCTGTCCTCGGTGGCCCACAACCAGATCGTTTTCAGCGGATTTCGATAAATCTTTCCCATTGTGATCCGCTCGTTAATCCTGGCCTGGTAGAAATCCACAGCCGCAATTCCGAACTCTTTTTTCAGTGTCTCGATAGTTAATGGCGATGGAATCTTCAAATATTCTTTCATGATGTAGTCCCCCTTTTCCCAGCCGCAGCCACGACCCCGCTGATCTTGCGCAGTACTGCGCAGCCGTCCCGGCGGCAGTTGTGCTCGAAGCCGCAGCCAACACAGGCGCCGGGGCGCTCCT